TAAATTGGAAAAGCAGATACAGAAGCATGCTAAGGCCGTTAAAAACTTGGGAAACGCCTATAAAGCTTTGCAGCGGGCAACCGAAAAAGCTTTAGGTACTGACTATTACCAGTCGCAGGAACTGGAAATAGCCAATTTGCAAAAGCAGATAACGGAAGTAGAAGCCATGCGCCAAGCCGAAGAAGATAAAAAGAAAACGGATAGAGGTAAGATTGATGAATACAACGACAAAATAACAGACCTTAAAAATACCATTGAGAATACACAACAGGCTATTATAGACGACCTACTACAAGGTACTATTAAGGATTTTGCCAGCCAAATGAGCGACGCGCTGGTAGAAGCATTTGCAAACGGGGAAGACGCGGCAAAAGCATTTGATACGACCATTAACAACATCCTAAACAATATTGTTAAGAACGCCTTCCAAAAAAATGTGCTTGAAAAAGCATTGCAGCCGCTTGTAGATACTATGACCAGTTCCCTAACCGACGACTATATGTTAAGCCCGGAAGAGTTAGCCGCTATAAATTCAGCCAGCGAAGACGCAAAGGCTAAGGTTTTAGCAGCCAGCGACGCGTATAAGGAAATAATAGATTCCTTAAAATTAACCGATAGTACCGGCCCAACTACAAGCCTTTCCGGGGCTATAAAAGGAGCAAGCCAAGAAAGTATAGACCTATTGGCCGGACAAACAAATGCGGTAAGAGTTAACCAAGTTGAAGGTAACGAAATAATGCGCCAACAGCTTATACACCTTGTCAGTATTGATAACAAAATAGGTGTTTCAAACACCCATTTAGAAAGCATAGATAAGAAGATAAATAGTAATTCAGACCCTTTGCGTGCGCAAGGTCTATAATAAACAAAGCTATGAACTTAAATAAAGAATTAGCCTACGAAGCCAAAAAGAATGGCATTTGTAAAGACTGGTTTAACCGGTTGCAGGTAACGGAAGACAAAGACGAGCTTATTAAAATGTACCTTGATGGTATAGACTTTTGTTTGTCAAATGATTATCCGCCCCGTACATTCTTTAAACCTTTTGATGGGGTACGCCAAAAATACGGCGTATTTCTTGACGAACAAATAGAAACCGTTAATTACCGGTATGTTGTAGCCCTTGGAACTTCCGAGGGTTCGGCCAGCTATACAGATTTTGAAGTGGGGCAAGTTTTTGTAAAGCACGAAGCTAAAGTACAGATAAAGGCAGATGGTAACGCCTTTGTCATGGTAGACGTATTCGACGACGCAGAAGTAGAAGTTATTGCAAACGATAACGCCAAAATATGCGTAAACAGGTACGGCGGATTTATAACCAGTACAACGGGTTCAGAAGGGAACGCGTTAATTAAAGTAATTCAAAAACACTCAAACAATTATTGATATGGCAAGCGATACTAATATAATTTTAAACGTTCCTTTTGACGAACCCGCCGGTTCTACTACGGCTTACGATTATTCATCCAACAGGGCCGACGGTACGGTAGTAGATAGCGATTTTGTTAGTGGAAGGCAAGGCAATTGCATAGAATTTGACGGGGCCGGCTATTGCGAGATACCGCAAAACGTAATAAACCTTTCCGGTAATTTTACCCTTTTAGCTTGGATAAAAAGGGGTAGTTTCCCCGACGGCTTTACAGGCAAAAAAATAGGATTCTTTGTTTGTTGGGATGCAGTAGAAGGATATAACGAAGCATGGTTTAATGTTTCTTCCGATTCTTGGGGGTATTTCGCCGTCGTAAAGGAAGGGCTTGTAATGCGCGTTTATTTGGATACGCAACTAATTAAGACTATAAACCTACCGGCCCAGCCTACTGGGTTCGCATTTATACAGGATATCTACGCCACAGAATACGGTTACGGCTGCATTGATGAAGTTAAAGCCTTTAATATAGCCCTTACCCAAAGCGATATTACCGAATTACTTAGTTCGGTAGCGCAATTGGCTTATTTAATTGAAGGAGTAGACTTTAAGAATTGGGGTATTTATGTATCCGATAGTAACGGCCTTCTTGACCGGCCCAAAATGAAAGCCCCGCTTACTATTGATTGGGACAACTATCACGGCGAAGTGGTAGACCTTACAAGTAAACGTTTTGAAAGCCGCGAAATTACGCTTAGTTGCTTTATGAAAGCTACCGGGAAGATTGATTTTGTAACCAAGCTTAACAGTTTCTTAGATGTATTTGCAGCCGACGGAACCCAGCGTTTAATGGTAGATATCCACCCAACTAAACCACTTGTTTACGAAATATATAACGAAGACGGTATAGCCATTTCAAAAAGATGGAATGACGACTTAATGGTAGGAACCTTTACTTTGAAACTAAAGGAACCCGACCCAGTGAAGCGCGTAGTAAGACATCAGAGAATAAGCGATACAACAAAGACGCTTTCTATTACGGTTACTTCTTCCAAAGCTTTAACGATTCATTGGGGAGACGGAACAAAGACCGAAGACGTTTACGGAACGGCTGTTACGGTTACGCATGAATATGCAGGCGAAGGCATTTACTACGCAGTTGTAGCCGGTGTTATTGAAGATATTACGGACTTTACGACAAACGGTATTATAGTATGGAACAAATTATAATAACACACCCCGACGGAACAACGCTCCTGTTAAATTCAGGGGCGCGTGTTTCCGGGATTAATAAGGCGGAACAAAACGTTTCACTCCTTAGCGAAGACACTGTAGCCCTTACAATAACCAGCGTAAAGCCGTTAAATTTCCTTATTGGGGACAAAGTAGAAGTTTTTGGAAGGACTTATAAGCTAAACCTTCTTCCAACTATTAAGAAGACCGGAGCGCGTAAGTTTACTTACGACCTAACACTGGAAGGCCCACAATACGATTTAATAGACGTTCAGTTTTTGTTACCGGCCGACACGGTAGGCGATAGTTTGACGGCTGACCTTGCCGGATTCCTGCAGTTGTTTATGACGAACGTTTTACGTGTTTTCCCTACCAAATGGGCGTTAGGGGCATATCCAGCCGGAACAGAGTATAAGAACCTTACGTTTAGCGGTGAAAATTGCCTTTCAGTATTGCAAAGGTTTTGCGAAGAATACGGGCAAGAATTCGAGATTACCGAAGCCGCCGGCGTTAAAACCCTAAATATACGTAAGGCGGGGGTAAACTTCCCTTATACTTTCAGATACGGAAGAACCGGGGGCCTTTATGAGTTAACACGGCAAAATATTAGTTCTAAGAATGTTGTAACACGACTTTATTTATACGGGGGCTCTAATAACCTTGGAAGTGATTACCGTTATTCTAAACTTTGCTTGCCTGGGAAAGATAAAAACGCGTCTTATCTTGAAAATGCGGCCGCTATTGCAGCCTTCGGCATTAAAGAAAATACGCAAACTTTTGATACTATTTTCCCAAGCCGGGAAGGTTCAGTAACAGCCCTTGGAAGCAAGTATTATGCTTTCGTAGATACAAGCATAAATTTTGACCTTAACGAAAAGGACGAAGCGGGTAATACGAAGTGGTTAATTGATGGCGTTAGCGCAAAGGTTAAGTTCAACAGCGGGAACCTTGCGGGCTATGAATTCGACCTACATAGTTATGACCACGCGACCAAGACTATACAACTGGTTCCATTTACCGACGAAAACGGAATGAAGTTCCCAAGCGAAACAAGCGCAGCGTTTCAGATTGCCGTAACGGATAAGTATATTTTCACCGATATAAATCTACCGGATGCGTATAAGACAGACGCAGAAGCGGCCCTTCTTGCAAAGGGACAGGAATACTATTTGCAAAACTGCCAGCCGCAAGTACAATACGCGTTAAGTATTGCCGAAAGTTTTATAAAACAGTTTGCCGGTCAGCTTTCAGTAGTAAACCTTTTCGCAGTTGGTGACTATATACCGGTAGAGGATTCCGATTTAGGACTGGCTAAGTCTATACGAATTATAAGTTTTACGCGCGACATCTTGAAGCCTTACAATTATACTATTACATTGGGGGATACGGTTACTAAAACGACCATTACGCGGGTTATTTCGGACTTGACAGAGATAGACAGGATTATACAAATAAATAACCTTGCCGACCCTTCAAAGGCCCGCAGGAATTGGCGTGCAAGCCAAGAAGTATTAAATATGGTTTTCGACCCCGACGGCGACTATTATAGCGAAAGGATTAAGCCGTTAAGTATTGAAACAACTATGTTAGCAGCCGGCGCACGTTCGCAGCAATTCGTACTGCAGAATACTAAATTTGAAGCCAACTACGGGGGTAATGTAAACGTCGTAAAAGTTACAGGCGGTCTTTTGGTTCATTATACCATTGAAGACACTATTAAAGCTTGGCAGATAGCAACCGCCACGACTTCCGGCCTTGTAAGCGCAACGCCCTATTATATTTACGCACGATGTAGTAAGACCGACGCAGCCGGAACGATTGTTTTCGACACGGCGCAAAGAACAGTAAATAGCGACGGGGCTTTTTATTACTTTCTTATCGGGAACCTTAGCAGCGAGGAAACAGATGCAGGCGGTTTGCGCCCGGCCCGTATTCCTTCGCTTACTTATGGTTCTTCAACAGTAAACGGCCGTTTACTTAATACTGGAAGGATTCAAAGCAGCGGGAGCGGAACAACTTATTTCGACTTGGATACTGGCGAAATAGGTGGTAATATAAAATTCATTTCTACAGCGGGGACAACAAAGAACGTAGCCGACTTGGACAATGAAGCCAGCGAAAGCAAGGATTATATTAATAACACCTTACCGGGGATTATTAGCGGGTTGCAGGCGCAGATAGACGGACAAATAGAACAGTTCTTTTATACTTATGACCCTGCAACGACTAACGTACCGGCAAGCGACTGGACGACGACGGCACTACAGGAAGCGCATTTAGGGGACTTGTTTTATAATACAACTACAGGTAAGGTTTTCCGTTGGATAAAAAACGGGACTGTTTACAGTTGGCAGGAATTACAGGATTCGGAAGTAGCCCAAGCCTTAGCCTTAGCTAATGACGCTTTAGCTTTGGCCCAAACCAAACGCCGGATATTCGTTTCCCAGCCTACAACACCTTACGATGCGGGGGACTTATGGGTACAAGGTTCTACAGGGGATATTATGAAGTGTTCTTCTTCCCGTTCTACCGGTAATTATACAGCGACAGACTGGGCAAAGGCGAGCAAATATACAAGCGACGCAGCACTAACCGCATTTATTGAGGGTGATTTTGCCACTAAGGTAAGCGATTTTACAACTCAAATAGACGGTAAAATAGAAAGTTGGTTCCAAACTACGGACCCGGCTGTAAATTGGACTACCGACGCCGAACGCGCTAAACACGTAGGGGATATGTGGTACAATTCTTCAATTAATACCTTAAAACAATATAACACGTTTGGTACATCTTCTTTTGCATGGACGATTATACAAAACGCAACAGCAATTAATGCATATAATGTAGCATCTAAAGCTCAAGATACAGCAGACGGTAAGCGTCGTGTGTTTGTTGCACAACCACACCCACCTTATGATGTAGGGGACCTTTGGTTAACTGGCGGATCTACTGATGGCCAATTAAAACGATGTATAGCAGCTCGCGCTACCGGTTCCTTCATTGCTAACGATTTTGTAATAGCCGTTTATTATGATAATACTAAAACTACTATAGACGGCGGTATAGTAACTTCTGGAACGGTCCAACTTGCAGGTGACGATGCAAGTATAAAAGCCGGAATTACAGGAGAAGGAACGGAAGATAAAAGCGTAAGAATTTGGGCCGGCGCAAGCAAGGAAAATAATGCTACTGCACCCTATCGGGTTCTTCAAAATGGGAAAACAATCATGACCGACGCGGAAGTAACCGGTACTATAAATGCAAATATCGGTACTATTGGAGGATTTGAGATTGGAAGCGGAAGAATTGGAGGCATTGCGAAACCTTATGATGTTACGCCGGGTTTATCTCTATATGACAATTTCATAAAGTTTGCAGATTCTTATAAATTCGCTGTGATAGGCCTTGGAGTTTTGTCGCAAAATTCAGGCCTTGTTGGTGTAGGTAGATTTGAGAATAATAGTATTAATTCATTCGGTACTAATTTTGGTATTCAGATTAAAGTAACCGGTGCCCATTATAATACAGCAATCGAAACCGTAGGAAATATTATAACTCATGAAGGAATTATAGAGAATAATACATTTACTACAATAAATCCTGATGAAAATCAATGTTATCAACTTAATTATGTAACTAATTTTCAAACGATATTGGCAACATTCAATAATAATAATAGTGGAATTGGATTACCTTCACGTTCTTATGTAGATAGTGTATTTAATATTGATTCAAGTACACCATTTAAATTTAAAGTAACCATAATATGTTCTGTTGACAGCACACAACAAGGATATGTAATCGGTAGAAATTCTATTATTAATAATTCAACTGGTTATTACATGAATAATGAATACTATCCAATACGATTAGACAATAATGGAAACGAACAAAACGGAAAAATGAATTTGGGAAAAGGTGATATAGTAGAATTTATGCTTATATTCAACGGTAGTACATATTATGCGTATGAGTTGCAACATAGAGACTAATTTTTTAATTTGTTATAAACAAACGTATTATAGTAATACATAATTGAGTATTTTTGTGGAACTTTTAAAAAACAGAATTATGAGTACAACAAGAGGTGGCGAAGTAGTTAGCCCGCAAATTGGTAAGATCGGGGCTATTAACGGCTTAGATTCTTCAAATTTCAGCATTGAAGGCGTGCCCTTCAATATTAAAAACGACGGCGAAGGCGCCGTTTTCCTTGAAGTAAATCTTTGGGGAATGGAACCGGGAACATTTGTACGTACACGTTTCGAGACCGGATGGAACCCCGAAATCATTAGAGAGATTAAACAAACAAGTATTAACACTACCCTTCTTTGGGGGTTATAAAAATCAGCAATATGGGCTTACTTATTGGAGTAGGAAATACAAAGCCGAAGTTTCCATACGATTATTACTACGGGATTCAATGGGATTACACCGTAGCTAATTCGGCTTGTACGCGCTTAGGTCGTACAGAACTACACGTTTCCCTGCCTATTCAAAGCAGGATGCGCCGCTGTATTTTGAAAGACGACGGGACCGTAAATTATTACCTTAATTCTACGGATTCGACAAAACAGGATAACGGAGCCGCCGCTGTTCTTGACGGTACAGTCGGCCAAGTAATGGTAGAAATACCCGCACACTACCGTAAGTTTGAAGTAGACGGGAATATTTTCCGGGCTTTAATTTCCGAATTTGCGCTACCGGGATTTTACTATGTTCCTTTGGCTTATCGTTCAGCTTATGAAGCCGCAATAGACAGAACTGTAAGCGCGTCGCCTAAATTGGCTTCCGTTGTAAATGTTACTACGGCTTTCCGTGGGGGCCAAAACACCAATACATGGGACGGTACATATAGAAGCCTTTTAGGAAGGCCCGGAACCGTTACCAGTTTAACCAATTTCAGAACATACGCACGCCAAAGGGGTTCTATCGCTTGGAATTGCGATGTTTACGAAGTACAAAAAACTTGTTATTGGTTGTTTGCCATTGAATACGCAAACCTTAACTGCCAGCTTCCATATAACGCCGCTGGAGACGCGAATGGGTATAAGCAAGGCGGCTTAGGCGATGGGGTTACGAATCTTGACGGAACAAAATGGGGTAACCTAAATTCATCTAACCCGTTTGTTCCTTGCGGAGCTACTAACGGCTTAGGAAATAAAAGCGGTTACGTAACCTATACCATGCCATTTGAATATGACGCGAACGGCGCAGTAAACTATTTGGGTGAGTATAACGCCGCTACAGCTTACGCAGTTGGCAATTACGTTTCTTCGGGAACGGCTTTGTATAGATGTATTTTAGCAAGCACCGGGAATGCCGTAACAAATACAACCTATTTTACAGCAGTAATAAGAACGACAACAAACGTGCCGAGTTACCGCGGATTAGAAAACCCTTACGGCCACGTTTGGAGTTGGACGGATGGATGTAAATGCCGTATTCAAAGTGTTGCTTCGGGCGCACTTTCGCAGTTCTATGTTTGTACTAACCCGGCTAACTTCCAAGATACGGACTATACTAACTACGTATTAAGGGGTTTGCTTCCACGCGCAGAAGGGTACGTTAAGAAAATGATAGTAGGCGAATACGGGGAGAACATGCCGGCGGAAGTTGGCGGAAGTTCTACTACCTATTTTTCGGACTACTTCTATACCGCTATACCAGCCTCCGGTGAAGACCAAAGGGGTGTCCTTTTCGGCGGTTATGCGTATAGCGGCGCGATTGCGGGCTTCGGTTTTGCGGATGCGCATGGCGCGGCCACGTATTCGTCTGCGA